ACGTCTTTTTGGAGCCATTGATATACTATGTATATATATTTTTTTTCAATTTAAAGAATTAACATATATTTGTCAATATAATGGCGGAAAATAGTATTAAATTAGAAGTTATAGAAGAAAACCCAAAAGAAGAAAGTGGTGCTACAGAAAGTGAAAATATCAAAAAAACAATTGAAGCTGAGGTGGAAAAAGCATTGAAAGAAAAGGTTCAGGAGAGACAGCAGCAGCAGCAGCTAGAACAAACCGGTCCCAACGGTGAAAAAGTGATAAGATTGGTGGACGTGCCGATTAATGACCAGATGACCGCACTAAATGTATTGATTGGGTTTATTCAGGGTGCGCAGCAAAAGGGTATATTTTCATTTGAGGAATCTCACAAGATTTGGGAATGTATCCAAAAATTCAAACAAGGCAATAGCCAGTAAATTTAATCAATTAATAATCAATTAATAATTTAATCATTATCGAAATCATCGATTTAGATAATGAAGTCATAGTGGTTACAAAATAAAGGGTTTAAAAATAAAAAAAAATATCACAAATCTGTATAGTAATGGCGATGTTGGGTTCAAAATTAGAAGATGTATATCAAGAAATAACCGATGAAAATATAAGTGATGATGAGAGCGAGCACGAAGATTCGGGTAGAGAAATGCGTAAACGGCGAAATCCGAAGGCTAAAAAAAGGAATAAGACATTAAAAAAGAATTTCGGTCAACGAAGAAAAACAAGGCGCTCTCAAAAAAATCATTGGGGACCGTCCGCCAATCATTTAGCGAATTCTAATATGCCGCCTCATCCACAAATAACACGAGAACCCGACGAAGTAAAAGAAGATTTTGCATTTGGTACATTCGAAGATGGTTCGGATGACGAAGGTGGAGAAGCGGGAGACTATTCGCCTTCTGATTTCAGCAACAATTTTAAATCAAATTATAGTAACGTTACCGAAAGTTATGTAAATGAAAACAGTGACTATTATAATAATGGCGATTCTCACGAAACAAATATCGCACACAACGCAAATTATATTCCGAATTATACCAAATTGAGTGGAGACCAGAGAAATTTAGACCGTAAAGACCGTCTTATGGAGAAATTAAATTACATGATACATTTATTGGAAGAACAGCAAGACGAAAGTACAAATAATATCAATGAGGAATTGATATTGTATATGTTTTTGGGAGTGTTTGTCATATTTGTAGTGGATTCGTTTTCTCAATCAAAACATTATGTTCGTTGACGACTCTTTTCTCTTTCATAATGCCAAGGCATTATGAAAGTAAAACCGTCAGGCAAAAAAGTTTAATGCCAACTTCGTTGGCTCTTTTCGTTATATTTTCGTGTAACGAAAATTAACGAAAAAAAGGCAGGCGTGCCAAAAGTTTTAAATTTTTTGAATGAACTTTTTGTAATTACAAATTTAGGTTAAAACCTAAATTGTATTTTAAACGTGAATGGACCGTAGTCCATTCATCTTTTTAAAAGTTCAACCGTGGGGCAAAAAAGTTTAATGCCAACTTCGTTGGCTCTTTTCGTTACATTTTCGTGTAACGAAAATTAACGAGTTAATTGACTATAAATACTTTGTCCGATAATAATGTTTTCTGTGCAAAATTATAAAGATAATAATTGTGTGGTGTACGGAATAGAGGACTCTGTCTCGCCAAGCACCCAGCTATAAATAAATTATTATGTGCGATATTTTCTATTACAATATACCTACATTTCAGATTGGTTTTCATCATATCACAAATATGATCAAAACATATCATCACATTGTGTTGATTTATTGTCGTTGGGAAATAAGATGCGAATATTTCGACACACAATGTATTTTCTTTTACTTCCTTATCGGTGCTCGTGTTCTTGGCAATATATGTATGAGAATTCCGACAAAATACGCAACCTATGGGTGTCTGATTCATATACACGGCGAATACGTAGATGAGACCAGATTTAATCATATTTTTTAGTGTGGGGTCATCGGGGTAAATTATACACTGAAAATCATTTTTAATGTTTTCAAGCATGTTTTTCACCAAATTTAGCTCACCGGATAACATTTTTTTGACTAAAATATGCTCTTTAGGGATATCGACACTTCCATATTCTCTTTGTCCTTTTTCAAAGTCAAAGCCGTAAGTCATATACTTAGTTAAAGGTACGATGGGAGTATGTTTTCCCTCGCGTTTGAAAAGATATACCGCAGATTTACCCCACGTTCTTTGCTGAAAATATGTATGTGAATAAATGATTTGTGGTGCGATTCCTTGTTTGCGATGTGCCGAATGTACACATAACCAATCCACGTAATACAGAGGATATTCTTTCACGGGGGAATTTTCGTTTTTGAGGAAAATTTGCAAAGGTCTGGTAGTCATTGCTCCCACGAGCCTACGTTTTTCGGGAATTAAATCGCCGTTTTCATCTTTTAAGTCGACATTATCATAATAAAGCGAAAAGAAAGACGGTATGGTGAGGTGCTGAAAATAAGTAAAGATGGATGCTTCAGTAGGACGGTAATCTTCTTTTGCGCCACCGCCCATACTAGCATTGGACCGTAAATAATGTTCCGAGACGAGATTGAAAAAGTGTGTGCGGTCGTAACTTGATAAATCGTTGTATTTACGAAATCTAATTTCGCTGTTTACATAGCGATTTTTAGGAGGCAAATCAGTAGATATAATGCAGGGTGCTTTCATTTTAAGAAAAATATCATGGTGATGGAGAACAGGTTGTTTCATCCAAAAGGGATGTCTTAGGCGTATTCCCACGTAAAACAACACATACAGGGAAATGCATGTACCAAATACAAGATATGCGGTATTGACATTTTTGAATGGGTTTTGGGGATTTGATAATTTGGAAACCCAGAGTTTTGTCGTTTTGCTGACGTTGATGACACCTTTTTGAATATTTCCACCAAATTGTTTGAATTTATTCTTGATGGTGTGAGAACTAGCTTTTTCCGAGGAATTTTGAAAGAATGAATTATCAATACGTATTATTTTTTTGCGGGGTTCCATATCCATATCCATAACCATATCCATATTCATATCCATAATTAATATGTATTATTAATATATAAGTATACTATGTCTAAAACTTATTCTCGGAGGAGGAAACTTGTGAACGGAGGAAGGAGAACGCGAAAAAAACCAAATAAATATAAGAGTAGTAAGAGTAAGACTAGGATTAAGAGAAGGATTAAGAGAAGGGGTAGAAATATGAGTAGACGTAGGAGTAAGAGTAAGAATAGGAGCAGAGGTAAGATGATTCGAAAAAAAGAAGATATAGCTATTGTCTTTGATTTGGATAAGACATTGGGCTATTTTTCACAAATAGCAATATTTTTCAAAGGTATAGAACAATATATCGGTCGTCCATTAAAGATTGAAGAAAAATTCAAAATATTTGATTTATATCCAGAGATTTTTCGCCCAAATATTATAAATGTTTTAAAATATTTAAAAAAAAAGAAAAACAGTAATTCATCTATTAAAGTACTTATATATACGAATAATATTGGACCCAAATCATGGGTTTATTTAATTAAAGAATATCTCGAGAAGAAAATCGGCGGTAAAATATTTGACCGTGTCATTGCCGCGTGGAAAGTCGGTAAACTGGTATATGAGAAATGCCGTACGACACATTTTAAAACGGTAGAAGAATTACGAAAATGTGGTAGACTTACTGGTAAAAGTAAAATAATGTTTTTGGATGATCAGAGACACCCGAATATGATTAATAAAGACGTTACTTATTTGTTTTTACATCAGTATCATGAGGATATATTATTTGAAAAAATGATATCGAGTTTTTTAAATTCTCAAGTGGGTCGTGTCATTAGAAAAAAAAACAAAAAAGATTTCAAAAAATTTATAATGGATTTCGCACAGAATGACCCTTTGGGATATCGATACATTGAACAAGATAATGACAATAGCAAAATGAATAATAATTATGTAATGCATTCCATTAAAAAATTTTTAAAGACCAATGAAATTAAAAGCGAGGCAGATGAAGCGAAAAAGAGGGCAAAAGATATATATGCCTCTTACGACGAAGATAACCGTTTGGCCGCAGAACGTGATGATCGAAGATTGGTTGGAAGCGTAGGAATTTCAAGTTAATTTGTATTGCTTTTCTTTATTATCATCTTATTTCTAATTTTCATCTTATTTCTTATTTTCACCTTATTTATTATTTTTGTAAGAAAAATAAATATTGATTGTCGTAATGACACTTTTTCATATTGCTTTGATTCGCAATGCTGAATCCGACACGCTTTGCCTTTTCTAGAATTTTCTCCTTGGGTTCCATATACAAAATATGACGATTTTTGCGTATTTTACCACTGTTGTCGTCTTTCATATGTTCGTCGAAATAAGTTACATTATCGCCGGCTCTCTGGTTAAAGTTTGCTTTATATGTAAACCCTTTGAATTTTACAACTGAATTAGTAATGCGTTTGTCCGAATAATTCTGAACATTGAGGATAGTGATGGGGTTGGCGGTATTAACAATGGGGTCAAATTTATCACGGTCAACTAGGTGTAAGACTAGTATGCCCCCTGGGGCGAGCCAATTGTGACAATTTTGAAAAAACACTGTCTTATTTTTTATATTGTATACGGTGAAATACAAACAAGTAATGTGTGTGAAATCTTGCGATGGGAAACTCATACTCTGTGTCACGTCACCTTCGATATATTCAAAGCGGGGGTAATTTTTACGTGCTTTGGCAATCATGTGCGGAGATTTGTCGATGCCTTGTGCTTTGAAACCACGTTTATTTAAATCTGCCACGTGATGTCCTGTTCCAGAACCAATGTCGAGTAATTTGTTGTTTTCGACGGGGTGTCCTGCCAACTTCAGTATTTCATCCATTTCATAGCGATTCTTAGCGCGATCTTTTACTAAACCATCGTATACGTTGCAGTAGAATCGGTCGTAAACTTCTTGTCCTTCTTTTTGTAAGAATTTCTCGCTTTGGTCGATGGCTTCGGACTTTTTATTATTAGAGAATCCTTCATCGAAGGATAGTTTATTTTTCAAGTTATTATTTGCCCAAAACGCCACGAAAATGAGTGCTGAGAATATGAGGACACGAGACCAAAATTTTGTTTTTTTTGCCAGCCTAAATGTCGGTATTTCTTTAATATCCGCCATATCTTTTATTTTCGACACATCATTGATAATTTGAGTCGTATTTTCAGCCATTTCTATATATTATATGAAAGCATTTTTTTTATTCTCATCATGATTTATTGAACAACTCAGATAATTTGCGTTTATTAACTATTAAAACAATATTGTATTTATATAATTATAAGACGTTTTAAGTATGAATAATGGTAAGCAGAAAAAATTCTTGATACGTGATAAACGATTATCAAAAGATTTTTCACAGATAACTTTTTCGGGATATAAGAAAAGTGAAGTAAAAAAGAATTTGATTAAAGAGATTTTGGCAGGTAAAATAGAAGACAGTTGCTTTTGGAGTTGTGAATATATTTGTGCGGGTCATTATGCCGAATTATGGGAAATATTCATTCTTATTGCGAGTAAACACATACATATGGCTAATCCGAAATTGTCGATTTATCTTTACATGCGTTATGGCACCTTTCGGAATAAAATAACTAGTTCCAATATAACTAATATTTTGTCCCTGAGAAATGATTTGGAATTAAGAAAAATGTTTTGCGAGGTGGTTTGTATACTGTGTTTCTCGAAAAAACGTCACGCGCTGTCACGTGTTAAAATAGAACCAGCGGAATTAGACGTGACAAATTACCCCGATCGTTTAAAAGCCACTCGTAAAGATTTGGCAAAACGTTTTGTTAAGCGTCATGATTCACGACAACTTTATATTGCTCTAAACGAATTTGTGTATCATTTGTCACCCGAAAGCAAGAATACATTAATGGCGTGTTATTGGGTTGAATGGGCATTGCGATATGAAAGAATGCTGAAGATGAAAGATAAAGAGGGAAAAAAGAAAAAAGAAAGTTTTGTGCCTCTGAAAAATATATTGCAGTGTAGTAAGAGAGATTTTGCTCCGGTTGACCCCAAACACCGTAATGATTATATTTGGATGTATTGGCAGATTATTATTTATTATTCTAATTTTCCAAACAATCAAATTATTCGTAAAATCGTGCAAAATTTATTCGAGATATTTTGTATTCGTTATTCGCCTGGTAGCAAAACAAAGCGTATTTTCATTATTTACAATGCCATTTCATTGTTGACGGACTATATTGACCCGAATATTGACGTGGTGAGCAAGGGAGAAATAATAGACAAGGTTAAGTCAAAAATAAATTTGATGTACGGTGAAATAAAGAAAAATGAGATAGTAGATGATCGGCGAAGTATCTTGTTTATGGATTTTGAAAATAAATGATTTTACTTATTCATCTATTTATCCACCGCCATGACATTTATGCGTGTAACATTACTAATAATTAATCTATCATATATATTAATTATTATAGTTTTATGAGTGATTTCTTAGCTTTAAATATACATACGGGGAGGTCTTTGGTTTTAGACATGTCGACAAATTCGTTGGACGTGTCGGGAAATTTAGAAGTTAAAGTAAACGCACACATCGTCAATGCTTTGGATGTTGATGGGAATACAGTTCTTAATACACTCCAACTTACTTCTGATTTAAGCGGTACTATTGGTAAATTTCAGGATTTAGAAGTTACAAACAAAATTATTGGTAAAGACATTTCTTGCACGGATATTTCAGCTGGTAATATAGTCTCAACAGACATATCTAGTTCTAAAATATTTAGTACAGACATTTCCACAGGTAAAATAGTTTCAATAGACATATCTAGTTCTAAAATATTTAGTACAGACATTTCCGCAGGCACAATAATTGCTACTGATATATCTTGCACGGACATTTCCGCAGGCACAATAATTGCTACTGATATATCTTGTACGGACATTTCCGCAGGCACAATAATTGCTACTGATATA